AACGGCACTATTTCTAACGGTTGCTACTCTTGCCTTCTCCAAGTTCGTGCTCAACTATCCTATTCTGGATTACCTCAATTGTTGCTGATTTGTTTATTGGATACGGTGTGAAATCACCTCAGTTGAGAATGTCAAAGGGCGCGGGATGTATATCGAGGTACTCGCCAAGGAGGTGAAGCCGAGTGGCTAAAGCAGCATTTAAAATGCCGGAGGACTTCCTTCTGAAGCTATCACGGCTTGGGGAGAAAACGGATGAAATCATCCCAAAGGTGCTGGAAGCGGGCGGCGAAGTTGTGGAAGCAAAAGTTAAATCCAACCTCCAGTCTGTTATCGGCAGCGGCACAAAGGAAGAAAGCCGTTCCACGGGCGAGCTGATCTCGGCGCTGGGCGTTTCCTCCGCAAGACAGGATAAGGACGGGAATTTCAATGTAAAAGTAGGATTTTCTGAGCCTCGTACTGACGGTAAAAGCAACGCCATGATTGCAGGTGTTTTGGAATACGGCAAAAGCGGACAGTCTCCGAAGCCCTTTCTGAAGCCCGCAAAATCAGCAAGCAAAAGCGCCTGTGTTGATGCGATGATCGCAGCGTTTGAGAAGGAGGTCGAAAACATATGAGTCTGCTTCAAGAGCTGAACACCCTCCTCTCACCGATTGTACCCGTTGAGACAGGCGTATTTTCAGAGTCCGCCCCGAACAGATACGTTGTGATTACACCGCTGGCGGATACCTTCGCTTTGTATACCGATGACAGTCCCCGTCACGAAACACAAGAAGCGCGTCTGTCTCTTTTTGACAAGGGCAGCTACACATCTATTAAAAATCAAATCGTCCGTGCTCTACTGAGCGCGGAGTTCACCATAACTGACCGCCGGTATGTGGGCCACGAGGACGATACCGGCTACCACCATTACGCCATTGATGTGGCGAAGATTTATGAACTGGAGGAATAACAAATGGCTACTATAGGGCTGGATAAGCTGTATTATGCAAAAATCACGGAGGCCGTGGATGGTACAGAAACCTACGGCACTCCCATTTCTCTCGCCAAGGCGATGAAAGCGGATCTGTCAGTTGAGCTTGCGGAGGCGACGCTTTACGCAGACGATGGTCCCGCCGAGGTCGTGAAGGAATTCAAGAGCGGCACCCTCTCGCTTGGTATTGACGATATTGGTGTGACGGCTGCTGAAGACCTGACGGGCGCAAAGCTTGACGACAATAATGTCGTAGTGTCTGGCAGCGAGGACGGCGGCACTCCCGTCGCAGTTGGCTTCCGCGCTAAAAAGGCAAACGGGAAATACCGATACTTCTGGCTTTACAGGGTTAAATTCGGTATCCCGGCGACCAACCTCGCCACCAAGGGCGACAGCATCACCTTCTCCACCCCGACCATCGAGGGCACGGTGTTCCGCCGCAACAAACTGGACGGGAATGGCAAGCATCCGTGGAAAGCGGAGGTTAACGAGGACGATACGAGCGTTCCGGCTTCCGTTATCACCGGCTGGTACACGCAGGTCTACGAGCCTGTGTTCACATCGCAGGTCGGAGGTGAAGCCTAATGGCTGACGAAAGAAGCTCTAAAATCACCATCGGGGGCGCGGAGTATGAGATGCTCCTCACCACAAAGGCAACGAAGGAAATCGCAGGACGCTACGGTGGGCTTTCCAACCTCGGTGAGAAGCTGATGAAAAGTGAGAATTTCGAGCTGGCTCTCGATGAAATCGTATGGCTCATCACACTGCTCGCCAATCAGTCTGTACTGGTTCACAACCTGAAAAATCCTGCTAAAAAGCGTGAGCTACTCACGGAGGAAGCCGTAGAACTGCTTACTTCGCCCTTTGAGCTTTCGGATTACAAAAACGCCATCATGGACGCGATGTATAAAGGAACGAAGCGGAATGTGGAAAGCGAGGACGAACCCTCAAAAAACGCACCGGTCGGGTAAGCGACGAAGAGTTGTTTGCCCGGCTGATTTTTTATGGAACGACCTTGCTCGGTCGGGCGGAGTCCGAAGTGTGGCTGATGCCTATCGGACATTTGCTCGACCAGTGGGAGATATACAAGCAGTTTAACGGTTTGGCAAAGCCGAAACACGAACATTACATCGATGAGGTAATTCCGACGGGAATATGATAATCAGTTAGTGACAGTCCTTCTCCTTTAATAACAATGCCGCATTGACGACCACAAACACCGAACCGAAGTTATGTACCAGCGCGCCAGTGACGGGATTGAGGAGACCATAAAATGAAAGCACGACGGCAGCAAAGTCAATTGCGAGAGAAATAATAATGTTCTGCTTCACCTTGCTCATGGCTTTTTGGGTCATAAAAAAGAGGTACGGAAGACGCTTGATATCGTCGCTCACTAAAACCGCATCGGCGGATTCCACGGCAATATCGCTTCCCACACCACCCATTGCGATTCCAGCATAAGCGGTGGAAAGCGCGAGCGCGTCGTTGACCCCGTCGCCGATCATGCAGACCTTTTTGCCGTTCTCGCCATATTCCTTTATTACGGACATTTTTTCCTCTGGCAGAAGATTTGCACGGACTTTTACAATACCGACGCTTGAGGCGATGCTACTTGCTGCAGCTTCATTATCACCTGTCAGCAGAATAGGCGTTATAGCCTCTACTTTAAGCCTCTCAACCGCAGTTGAGCTTTCGGAGCGCACCGTGTCAGCAAGAGCAACCAACCCGCAAAGAGCGCCGTCAACGGATAGAAATACAACAGTTGCGCCTCTGTTAAAATAACCGTCAGCTGTCTCCTTTGCATTCTTCGAGAGTGGAAACAAGTCTGGCTTACCTACAAGAACTGTTTTGCCGTCGATAATTGCTTGTATGCCTTGTCCCGCAAGTATCTGTATATCGGAAACAACCTCCGGATTACCGCCATTTTCCGTATAGTTTGAAAAAATTGCCTTGCCGAGAGGATGCTCGCTGCGCTGTTCGGCAAGCGCCGTCAAGCGGAGTATTTCGTGTTTGCCCATATCGTCGCGGAAGGTCTCCACACCGATTACTCTCGGCTTTCCGTAGGTCAGTGTACCGGTTTTATCAAAAGCGACACAGTTCACTTTGGACAGCCGTTCCAATGCGTCCCCGGTGCGAATAAGAATGCCGTACTTGGTGAGATTCCCAATTGCAGCGGCAACAGCGGTAGGTGTCGCGAGAACGAAAGCACAGGGGCAAAACACAACCAGCACCGTAACGGCGCGGATGAACTCCCCGCTTAGCAGTCCCGTTGCAACCGCGCAGAGAACGGCAGTTACTACCATCCAGCTTGCCCACTTGTCCGCAAGCCCGACAATGGGTGCTTTGTTTGCGTCGGCTTCATTGGCAAGCGCTATCATCCGTTGCAAGGAGCTGTCCGCGCAAGCCTTTGTTGCTTTCATTTCGAAGGTTCCGTACTGATTGATCGTACCGCTAATCAGCTCGTCACCGGTCTTTTTATCAACGGGGATGGATTCACCCGTCATGACAGACTGATCGACGGAGGTTTCGCCGGAAAGCAGGATACCGTCAACGGGGATTGTCTCTCCGGCAAGGACGGTTAGTGTATCTCCTACCACTACTTCTTCGACGGGAAGGATTGCATCTGTACAGTCACGCTTGACCCTCGCGGTTTTCGGTGTGAGTTTAATTAGGCTCTCGATACCTTTTCTGGCGCGGTTAGCTGTGAAGTCCTCCAAGAGCGAACCGATTTGCATAATAAAAGCGACCTCGCCCGCCGCGAAGAATTCGCTTGTGATAACAGACGCAATCAGCGCGAGAGAAACCAGCAAATCCGCCTTGATGTTATGCTCCCTTATTAAGGCGGTCGCCGCTCCCGTAACGATGGGAGCACCGCACAGAACAATTGCTATCCACGCAATGTCAAATGGCAGCAAGGCGTTCAACCATCCGCCAAAAGATACTATTAAAGCAACGACCGAAAACAGGACACAGATAACCGTCGATTTCGGTTCGTTGGTAAGCCACTTTTTGAAAACCATATTCAAACACCCTTTCGCTGTAGCAATATCATCGTTGCATCTTGATTTTTACACAAAGATGATGTATGCTTTATATGTTACTGAACATATTGTACTGTAACGTCAGAATAATTACTATAATCAGTTTGTATTGAATGTACGATACTGAACAAAAAGATAGAATTGTTTAGAAAGTGGTAACAAGATGGATAGACGGCAGCAAAAAACGAGAGAAGCAATTTTTACGGCGTTCAATACGCTTCTCTCTGAAAAGAAGTATTCGAATATAACGGTACAGGAGATCATAGACGAGGCGAATGTGGGCAGAAGCACCTTCTACTCACATTTTGAAACGAAGGACGCATTGCTCAAGGAGATGTGTACCGACCTGTTCGATCATGTTGTGTCCAATCACGCAGAGTCGGAAACTACGCATGACTTTTCGGCAAGCGACAGCGATACCGATTCCATGATTACGCACATCCTGTATCACCTACGGGACAACAGGAGAAATATTGTCGGCATTTTGAGCGGTGAGAGCGGAGAGCTGTTTCTGCGATATTTCAAGCAGTATCTATGTGGTATATTTACCGAACAGCTAAAGGACAGGGTTCTGAACAAGGACGTACCTGTGAGCTTTCTAATAAACCACATATCTTGTAGCTTTGTCGAGATGATAATCTGGTGGATTCAGAATAACATGAAGCAGTCGCCAGAAGAACTGCAGCAATATTTTTCAGCGGTTATTTTGCCGATAATGTAGGCATATCACAACATATTACAATCTTTCAGGGGTAGCCTTTCAAGGCTGCTCCTTTTTCATACCCATTTTAGGAAGGGGGTGATCGTATGGCAGATAATTTCGGCTTGAAGATTGGAGTCGAGGGCGAAAAAGAGTTTAAAAAAGCGCTCTCCGACATCAACCAGTCGTTCAAGGTACTCGGCTCGGAGATGAAGCTGGTCGAGTCCGAATTCGGCAAAAACGAAAACAGCGTCCAGTCCCTCACCTCCAAAAATGAGGTTCTGACCAAACAAATCGACGCCCAAAAAGAAAAAATCGAAACGCTTCGTAAAGCACTGCAGAATGCCT